CTTCATTTATCATTTCACGCATGTCAACGTTCGAAACGCTCTCGATCGCTAAAATCCCATCCTTCGATGCGCCATACAGGCACCAGGGCAGCTGACCTATGCCATTCATTGAGATTGGAGTGAAATAAAGGGCGAACGGCAAATAATACCAATCCATAATTCCTTCTCCTCTCATGACACGAACACCGCGTTTTATATTCCATGTATGTAAGGTTATTAGACGCATCAAATTATGATCGTAACCTCGCGCGGCCATTAATGTCGTCATTCCCGCATATGACATTAACGTTTGTGTTGGCATCATCAGCTCCGGCTGTCTCTCTGTTGCAAAAACTTGAGTATTCTGTAAAGGCACAGAGTACCCAAAGACAAATCGTTTCTTCAGGTATTCGTAGTACGTTTTCCGTGTCACCGTCTTAAGCTGGTTTAAGTCAAGACCATTAGATTCTGAAATGGTCGAGAAGAGCTTAATTAACCGGCTATGAGCTTCAACGGTGTACCTGGATTGATCGACAATTCGCCAATGCTGAACTGAGTCATCTCCCATTATACGTAGCTGAATTAGCTGGAAAATAGAGGTTAACTCTTCATCGGCGGAAAAGGCATTCATAAAGGCACGAAAATTCGCGCGATTAGTAATGTTATTAATGTTGATCGTCATAAACTCACCGGAAAGTAACATATCTAACTCAAACAATACAGATGTGTCCTTATCTTTAGATAAAAACATTGCTTTGTTAGTATGACCTTCACCCCAGAGTATTTCAATCAACTCGATTAATCCACGTTTAAACGGACCCCATTCATCTGTATAGCCACGGTTTCGAAGGCAGTCTACAACGGCTCGACGCGCTATTGACCGCATATTCTCCTCTTTTTGCGAAGCATCAAAAGTCGAAAAATCAGCACTCATTGATAGGGTCTCAAAGTTACTAGAATTATAGGCTCCCCAAGCGTGATCAGAATGCTGGTTGCCTAACTCTTTTCGGAGCGAAAAGTCGTTTGGAGTACCAAATACTTCCATCGATTTCTCAGCTCGACCTTGATGATCTTGAATACCGATTGCGAATACGCCTTCGTGTAAATAATGCTGAAGCTTCTTCATCATAATAGCTCGTCGCATCTTACCGCCTACAACCTCACGGCTACCGATCTGTCCTGGATTGTCAACTGTATAACCCTCTCTAACTAAATTTGGGTCTAGATATCGCATAGGGTTGGACATCCCATTTGCTTTCTTATCTGTGAGATTCAGTGATAACTTACGTGTCTCACCTAATCTTCCAGATTTGTATTCAACCTCAATCTCCGTTTTATCACCCCCTGCAGAACGCGAAGTCCACAACGTCGGAATACGTCGCAGGAACTCGTCGTAATCCGGAATCTTCCGTTCTTTCAGGCACCAGGAGATACATTCATACCATTCGTCGTACAGATGTTGCTTGTACGTCATCGCGTCAGGACCAGAATACCCAGGTGGCGCCTGGAACTCAGCCTGAGCACGATGTGAAACAGGACCCAAGGTACGTGTGTAACCGGTCATCCCTTCCAACGATAGCGCTAGAACATATCTACGG